GCTTAGGCTTAGGCACTGTAGGAGTTGCCGGTGGTCAGGTAGGCGTGGTAGTTAAGGGCGCTAGCGAGGCCAAGTGTCAAGCTAATTTCAATAACACTACACTGTATCCGATTAGAATCAAAATTTTGGTCTAAGTCGGATTTTTTTTTAAAATTTTAGGGGATTAAGGCACGAAAGTGCTTCCTAAACTATAATACTCATAGGAGGAGTTGTAAACATGGAACTAAAGGAAATGCAAGAACTGTTTAGAGCAACCGCAGAAGCCGGACCAGAGGGCGAGGCAGCTTTTAGGGCATTCGCGGCCGCTATCACAACTCCCATCCTTCAGAAGATCGAGCTAGAGTCTATTATGCGCAGCATGTTTGCTGTGGAGAGACTGGCTCCAGGTGCTCAGGCCGTTTATCCGGTCGCTGAGGACTTTGAGATTCCTGTCTGGGTTTTACCTGGATTGGGTTACATGGCTCAGAACTTCATCGAAGGTATTGGAGAAGAAGTTTATGTTCCAACATTTGCTATAAATGCTTCCGCTGATTGGAAGATAACATATGCACGTGATTCACGAATTGATATTGCTCAAAGATCGGCAGCTCGTGTAGCTAACGATCTGGCAAACTACGAGGAAGAGTGTGGCTGGCGCGTTATTATGCCCGCAGCGACTTCGTCTTTCTCTGGTAAGGGTCTGTTGGGTTCTCGCCCAGCGCCAATTTATGAAATCAATCCTGCTTCTACAGGTGCTGGTTACCTGTCGAAGGAACTCATCAATAAGATGATGGTTGGTTTTAAGAGAATTGGTAGAACACTTACCGATCTGTACGTATCTCCAGAAGATGCGGCAGACATTCGTGAATGGACCGATACAGATATCGATCCTGTAACGAGGCGTGAGATCTTTCAGGCAGCCGGCATGGGCAGTATTTGGAATGTCGCATTGCATGAAGTACAGCATCTGGGAGCAACCGGTCTGTACAATATCAATGGCGAAACGTCTGAATTTGGAAAGTTTGTAGCGGCCGGTAACGTTTATAATGGTTACACGCTAGACAATCCTAATCTAACCGCGGCTGATGGTACTGTTGCTACACTGGGAGAAACTCAGGTAATGGCATTTGATCTTACCGTGAATGATTCACTGGTTATGCCGATCCGTAAAGAATATGAAGCGCATGACGATCCAACTCTGCTACGTGTCCAGAAACAAGGTTTCTTTGGATGGGCAGAAATTGGTTTCGCATGTCTAGATCCGAGAAACCTCGGACTGGGCGTCATTGACCGCTCACTATAAAAATATGGATTGTACGATATCTTGCTCTTAGTTGAGTAAGATATCTCAAGGAAAGAATTATGGAATTTTTAGTTGCAACATTATTAGATATGATTCTAGCTGTTATTGCTACGGAAGCAGCTACTAATCTTATTACCAAATCAGAATTTTCCGTACGTTTTATCAAGGAGCCTCTGTATAAACGGAGGCAGGTAAAGTTTTTTAGTTTTATTCATGATATATTAGATTGTGGTTATTGTACATCTGTGTGGAGCGCGGTATTATTTGCTCTATTTTTTCTAACTAATTCTTTTAATTTTATTATTATAGTTTTAGTAATACACAGATTGTCTAATGTACTACACTTTACTATAGATTGGTTGGATGAGAAAAGGCCAAGGGATTTAGATTTCACTAGCAAAGGAGAAGAATATGAAAGGTTACGTAAAGAACATGACACACCTGTGGTCACACACGATGAAGAGATCGGTGGCTCCAGGAGCAAAGATTCCTCTGGATGAACTATACGAACAGTATGGTAAAAGACACAACATCAAGAAGGGAAGAGATTTTGTCAAATGGCTGCAAGAAGTAAAACTTCGTGATCCTACAAGAAGAGGTTCCAGTAGTAAAAGAAATAAAGGAGGAAGTACAGGTACAGGGATCTACCGTCGTAAAGACGGATAAATCAAGGGGGGAGAATGTGGCACCGATTGTCCCAACAGACATGAGTATAGATGAGATAGTGGGTTTATCAGTCAGGGCAGCCAGAGAGGTTATACCTAAGATACATGATATCCAACTGCTCAAATACTCTGAAAACGTTGCTAAGCAGCGTACTGGAAAAGACAGTCTACGACGCATTTTGATGAAGAGAATTCAGGAACTTTCAATCAGTAATAGACGATAAGATTTAAAGGACGCAGCTGATTTTAAACAGTTAAGTTTGTCCACCGGGCTACGCAGGACAGGAAATAGATTTTGAAAGAGCGTAGTAACGAGGCGAAAAGACCATAAAGGAGAGAGAACTATGGCCAATCAGCGTCGAAATAAACTATCTGCTTTTAGGAGACAGTGGTATATTATCGACTTTTTTGGCTATGTTTTTATGGAGACTAAGTAGATGATTATATTAAGGAAAATAGCCCTTCCGGCAGCGCAGGAAATATACCGCAACGGAACTATAGTAGCTGATACTATATCAGGTACTCTTAATGGATCTAACAAAGTTTTCTATACCACTTACAATTATAGGCGGGATAGAATTGATCTTCATCTAAATGGACAAGCTTTACACGCGCCCAATGATTTTACACAGACAGGAGATAATGAAATAACACTAATATATGATGCGCCTGAATCAGATGAAAATCTGAGGGCAACATATGAAATAGATACTTCGGGTTATGATCCAAGCTACCGCGGAGCTACCCCAGTTCTATTGAATGCCGTGAGCCAAAACGTAGTCTTCCCATCTCCATTACCAGATTTAAGTTATAACATTAATATCGAATTAGTAACATCGGACGGAAACCCATCAGTTTACTCTTCTGTTGTCGGGAGTAAGACAGTCAACGGATTTGCCGTCTTTTTTTCAGGAGAAATAGACACAAATAATTACATTCTAGAATGGGAAGTTTTTAGATAAAAAAAGTATACTAAAAGGAGAGAAAAAAAATGGCCAAGTTTAAAGATCTTAATCTTCTTCTACAAGAAGAGCAACGAATTCTATTTGGCGACGACACACTTTCTAATCCAGCAGTTTATCCAGTGACAACTGTTGGAACAGAAAAGCCTTTCATGGGTTATACCACCATTTCCGGGTATAACACCACTCTCCCAGGCTCGGGAACTACAATTATTGCTGAGGTAGATGAGTTAGTAATTACAGTTCCAGTAGCAGGAGAACGGGCTACTGAAGATTATCATTTGGTAAGATATGACCAGATGATAAGTTTCACGCCGTCTCATGGTGATTTAACCGGACTAGACGATGATGATCATATGCATTACGTATTGGTAGATGGAACTAGAGGTTTTACTGGTACTGTGAGTGGTATTGATCCCACAGAGAGTTATCATCTAACTACTAGATGGTACGTAGATGATTTAGTTGATACAGTATCTGGTACTATTGTTGATCAAATTATTACAGACCATGGCGACCTAACTGGTCTTGGTGGTGATGATCATGTACAGTATATACTACATACTGGAATCCGTGGTTTCACAGGAACCATCAGCGGTATTGATCCTAGTGAAAGTTATCATCTAACTACTAGATGGTATGTCGACGATCAAATAAACACTTTGTCTGGTACTATTTATGAAGAATTAGATAATTATGTTACTTTGAATACAGATCAAACTATTTCGGGATCAAAGATTTATGAGGGCGACACTATTTTCAATGGTGGCACCACATTCAATGAGACTATGACAGTTAATAGTGGTATTAATTATGGAGACAGTACCATTTCTGGTACTGGTGATATTTACACTGGAAATATTTATGCCGAAAATCAGAAGTGGGGTAGAATAGAAGTTCTTGATAATGCAAGAGATCAGGCTGTTGTATTTGGTACTGCCTGGCCTGATGATGACTATACAGTAGTGGCTACATTGACCAATGAGGTTGATGGTACACCTTCTATTTATAGTACTATTCAGGGAGTCAAAGCTGGTACTGGTTTTACTACACATTTTTCTGGTAAAATTGATTCAGATGATTTTGTACTTGAATGGCATGCATTTTATGGACAATTTAATTAAGAGGTAATAAATGGCCAAGTTTAGAAATGATAATTTGGATCTCGAAACTGGAGAACATATAGATTTCGATGATGCTGATACTATTCAAATGGGCTACGATGGCGGCGAGCTGTACATCAATTCCACTGTCAGTGGTATACGTGCGGCTCAGCCTCATCAAATGGTAAGGTTCGACCAGTTGACAGAATCTTCCGGCACCTTACAGGATCAAATAGATGATTTAGAGATTGATATAGAGAATCAGAATGAATTCATAGAGCTAATAGATACACCTACTACCTACACCGGCACAGCCGGCTACACCTTACAAGTAAATGAAACAGCAACTGGAATAGATTTTGTTAAGTATCCGTCAGGTACTGTTGTAAGTGGTACAACTCCACCGCCCGTCTTTGATGTATTGTGGTATAACAATGATGATGATATTATATATTACTGGGATGAGGTTAGGGGCAGTTGGTTATCCACTTCTATAATTAATTATTTATTTACTTATTCTGGAAATATAGATGGTTTATATTTATCAGTAGGTAATGTAGTGGATGCTTATGCGCATTATAATATGGCCAGACCCGCTACTGTAATATCAGTGTCCGCAGATCAAGGTCCGACTAGTAGTAATTAATACACATACTGATGTCTCATTAAATGTGGAGTTGGGTCATTTGGATGAAGTACAGATGTTCTGTACTGCCGCTGGATCTAGGGCTAGAGATCCTATTATTACTTTGGAAGTAAGATGGAGGTATGAGGCCTAATGTCAGTACAACTTTATGATATGATTTTAAAGAATACTACCTCTAGCGGTATATCAATATCCGATTTGTCTGGGTTATATATACCAGCTTCAGGCATAAGAAATATAACTGATTTATTTCCATTTCATAGACTTATAAATTCTCCAGATTTAGATGCATTAATAACATCCAGCGAAATAGTTTTAAATATAGAAGGCTATGA